TTGATAAACTAGGGGAGTTGCAACTTAATGGAAACAAACTCACAGGAACGGGTAGTAAATTTTTCTACAGTCAAGTGCTCACAGGGGACTCAACAGATAACTATTCCGGTTTGCCTAGATGTGGGCCCAAGCGAGCTTTCGAGCTACTTGAGGGTGGACAAAGTGAACGTGATCTTTTCAGAGCCGTTAGCGGAGCCTATAGAGATAAGTTTGGAGATGGTTGGAGAGACAAGATGTTAGAGCAGGCTAGGTTAGCTTGGATGGTTACGGAGCTTAACGAAGATGGGAGTCCAGTGTTATGGGAGATGCCCAGCACATAATATCTAACCAAGCTAAGTGTAGGAAGTGTGGGGATGTTATATACAGCTCACATGTCCATGACTATGTTGAGTGTAGCTGTGGTAGTGTCATGGTTGATGGTGGCAATGCCTACCTGAGACGTAGTGTAAGCCCACACTTCATTGATCAGTCTTTAGTTATGGACGAGTGGGACTTCAATACCATACTAGACTACACTAAGGAGATGTACAAGAGCAGGAACGAGCTTGGCATACTATACGGGGTGATGAGGGCTATACGTGACCAAGGATATAAACTGGTTAAGGAGGAAAGCAATGGAACAGAGTGATCATGACTATCTAGTGGAGTTAATGAATGCAGACAGTGTATTTATTGCTAGAAAATATTTTGGAGGTTTAAATGGCCAGACCTAGTGGAGAGAAGACTAGATGTGGAGGTAGGTGGACTGAGGCTCGGTGGAAGAGCTTCATTAAGAATCAACTACGAGGGGCTACACGTAAGTGGGCTCCCATAAGAGACTGCCTATCAGCAGCAAGAGTAAGAAGAGGCGTCTACTTATGTGCAGAGTGCAAGGAACATGTGCCCAGCACTATTAAGCAAGGAGCTAAGAGGGCGAAGAACGTGTTCATAGATCACATTGAGCCCATAGTACCTGTCACTGGATGGATCAGTTGGGACTCATGCATAGGACGTATGTTCTGTGAAGCAGATAACCTACAACTTCTTTGTAAAAGTTGCCATGATAAAAAGAGTAAAGAAGAGACAGCAGAAAGAACTAAGCATAGACGTAAAGCTAGGGAGAACACATGACAGATAACACTGAACGTTACTACAAGGAACTCTCCTTGTTCAACCACATCGAGAATGCTTCACACAGAGCATGGAACAGACTCACCACCATCTCCAACCTTAAGGACAATGGACGGACACAAGATGCTGTATGTTACATGGAGAAGCTTGATGAGCCAGGGCGTGTTGGTGTGGGGCTTATGCTAATGGCCATTAAGAACAAAGGACTTGACACTGTGAAGGCTGAACTTAATAGGGGCATAGAATGAAACTGTTAGTTATACCAGATACACAAGTACGACAAGGGGTTCCCATAGACCACATCAAGGCAGCTGGCAATTACATTGTTAAGCATAAGCCACATCACATTGTAGTCATGGGGGACTGGTGGGACATGCCCTCCCTTAGTCGCTTCAACACCAACCTAGAGGCTGAAGGACAGAAGCTTAAGGCTGACCTAGATGCTGGTGAAGAGGCTATGATGGCACTTATGCTTCCCATGATTAAGGATAATGGTAAGCGTAGGTTGCACAAGAAGAAAATATACAGACCTAAGCTGACATACATTGTAGGCAACCATGACCCACAAGTGAGGCTACCTAGACTTATAGAGGAACACCCAATACTTGAGGGCTTCCTTGAAGATAAGACTAATAGGTTTCTTGAGGGACTGGGGTGGGAGGTGGTGGACTTCCTGAAGATAAAGAACATAGAGGGCATACGCTTCTCTCACTACATACAAAATCCACATAGTGTAAAGGGAGCACCACTAGGAGGTCAGATAGATACTATGCTTAAGAATGCAGGACATAGTTTTATCATGGGGCATAGCCAAACGTACAAGATGGGGAAACACTTCCTGTCTGATGGTACACAAAGGCTAGGCATTGTAGCTGGAGCCTTCTATGACCATGAGGAGCGTTATCAAGGCCCACAGGGGAACAAACATTGGAGAGGCATAGTGCAGCTTAATGATGTGAAGGATGGGAGCGCTGACGTTTGTGAGCTGTCTCTGGACTACTTGAAGAAGAAGTATTTATGACAACTAAGAATCATGAATCCTACTCCTACTCACTGAATTGGATGGGGCCGATAAATAAAAAGTGGTGCGAAGAGCATGGCAACCACTGGTGTGTAGGTAGGATAGATATAAGGGGAGTCCCTGATGAGCCTTGGGGACTAGAGTATGGTGTACCATGTATGCATAAGGGAGACTGGGCAAACTTTGCTACTTTCCTCAGAGGCTTAAACAACGGTGACGTTCTCTACACTAAGCGAGAGTTGTTTGAGATGTTTGAAACACTACACGGAAAAATAAGGTGGAAAGATGACTACTAAAAATCATGAACTATACGACTTAGCACTAAGAGACAAAGCACTTATGCCAGTGATAGCCTATGGCTCAGCTGGTGTAGGGAAAACTTATGGTGCTGTAGGAGCTGCCATTGAATGGCTGGCTAAGGGGAAGGGACAGAAGGTGATGGTGACACGACCTAATGTATCCTTTGCTAAGGAGAGTGGCTTCTTGCCCGGAACTGAACGAGAGAAGATTGATCCTTGGGTGAGGCCTATCCAGCAGAACTTTGCTGCTCATGGTGTAGATGAGAAGAAGCAGGAGACGCTTGAGAAGTATAAGAGACTGACATACATGCCTCTTGAATTCATACAAGGCCTAACCTTTGACAACACCTTCATCATTGTAGATGAGTGTCAGAACATGAGCTTTCAACAACTGAAAGTATTCCTAACCCGTACAGGTAAGTGGTCTAAGGTGGTGTTGTGTGGAGATGTAGCTCAGATAAGTCCTAAGTTCAAGGGCAGTGGACTGTCTGAACTACTAGAGATGATTGACTACTGTAGGATGAATGTACACACCGTAGAGTTTGGTAAGGCTGACATACTACGTAGTGATCAATGTAAAGCTTGGATAGAAGCGTTTGAACAATGGGAGTTAGCAGCATGATAGACTATGCGGAAATGTACTCGGAGGTCAAATGAGCCTATATTATAAAGACTATGTAAGAGCCAACCCTATTGGCATAACCTACCACTTCTTCATTCATGGGGAGGTGGGAGACAGTGAGGACTATGTTGACTTACTAGACACACTCTACAGTGCTACAGCTAACGACATAATCATCCTCCACTTAAACACTCCAGGTGGCTACCTGAACACTGCCATAGAAATCATCCATGCTATAGCACAGACAGAAGCTACTGTTGTAGGCAGTGCTGATGGGCTAGTGGCTAGTGCTGGCAGCCTCTTGTTCTTTGCATGTCACAGCTTCCTACTAGGGGAATTCTGTGAGGTGATGTTACATGATGGAAGTGGTGGTGAGTTTGGTAAGATTAATGAGAACTTGAAGTCAGCAGAGTTTACATCTAAGCGACTCTCTCACATCTACCACACCATCTATGGACGGTTCTTCTCACAAGAACAAGTGGACAATGTACTAGATGGTAAAGACCTCTACTTAACAGCAGGGGATGTAGAGAAACTTATTGAGGCAGCTTTAGAAGAAGCTGAAGGGGAAGAAGATGAAGAAGGTTAGTGTATTGTTAGGAGGGGCTAGTTGTGGCCCCTGTAAGCGTGTTAAGAGCTTCTTAGACGGGAGAGGTGTAGAGTATACATACATTGACATAGACACCACAGAGGGGAAGGACTTGGCTAAAGACTGGTGTGTTAGATCTATACCTAGTATGTCTGTAGGAGGGGTTGTCCTCACTGGTGATAGTAAGATTATGGAGGTGTTTGGTGAATAGAAGCAACAAGATATTAAGTGACGTAACCATCTTCAACAAGTATGCTAAGTATGTTGAGGAGGAGGGACGAAGAGAAACATGGGAAGAGTTGGTAACACGTAACAAGGAGATGCACCAACGCTCCTATCCACAGATAGCAGACCAGATAGAAGAGGCTTATAAGTATGTCTATGCAAAGAAAGTATTGCCATCTATGCGATCCC